AATATAAGACCTCTGTGTCTCTCTTCGTTATCTTCTGTTCTTTTTCTAAACTCTGTATTTTGGTTAGTTTTAACAACAATACCGTCTTCTGGATTTAAAAGCATATACTTTAATTCAGATACATCTTCTTTCATCTCCTTCATTCCGTCTATCACAACTTTTAGCTCGCCGTTGGGCATGCCTTTTTTTATAGTCGTTAATTCACTTAAGACATTTTCTAATACTTCTTTCTGTGTCATCTTAAAAAGGTATACTGTTAATACTTTAATAAATAGAACTTTTTAACCTATATGGGCACTTAGGAACCCTATATATTCTTTTACATTACTGAGAATTTTTTTCTTTTGATCTGAATTGCTTTTCCAGCTTTCAATATCACCATGCTCTGTTACATATGTATCATTTTCTATAGTAAGATCTAAAACCCAATCTTGTATATCCTTTATAAAAGATTTTATAGTTCCGGTCATCATTCTTTTCTCATACTGATCATAAAGGCCTATTTTTTTCAAATCAGCTTCATAACCTACGGTACAATCGAAACAAAAACCATGTATTTTATACATTTTTTTTGCAAGATGATGTTCCATAGAGCCTTTACATTTTGGGCACCTAAGGGGTATTTGCATTGCTTTCTTAGCAGAGTCAAGCTTTGTTACGTTCTGTCTCAATCCATTTTTAATTGTCCACTGCCTACCGTCTTCCTCCCATACGTCTCCTTCTTTGCGGGCAATGTAAGTTTTCTGGTATCCGGTTTGTAATTTAGTTTTGCTCGTAAAATCTTTATTAACTAAATTTCTAACTCTCTGTACGTCACTTTCTTTAAATTCTTTCTTTAGTAGAGATTCATTATTCATAACCTAACACTTTTAATTTTTCTATAACATGATTTACATTTCCATTCTCACAACGTATTGCTATGCCGCCTTTGGCTGCCCACTCTTGTATATTAGATTCTTTATCATCTATTAAGATAGAGTTCTCATTAGCATATCTATGTTTGTCTGCGGAGTAAGAAAATATGACTTTAGGGTTAGGGCTTATGTGTTTACTGACCCATAAATTTTTACCTAATCTTGAATTGTTATCTCTAGAAGGAGAAGTTAAAATATCAGGCTTATAAGATTGTATAAAGCTCCAAAGTTGTAGACCATTGGGCATCCATTCCATCTCTGACCAGAATTTTATTCCTACAGTAACATCTATTAACTGCCAGAAAGGACTTCTTCCGTGTTTAGCTTCATAGTCTTTAGGAGACATTCCAGTAAAGTGTTCAAATCTTGATTCAAAATCTGTTAACACTCCATCCATGTCACAGTATATCTTATACGGTGGTAATTTTTTTTCTGTTTTGAGCGGGTAGCCTTCTCCTATTAAGTCTTTTATACTTTTTCCCATAACCTTTATTTATTTTCATTTTTAATTTTATCTTCCCAATTACGAAAAGTTATATTACCTTTTAGGTAAGCTTCTTTTTCTAATTCAAGTAGATTTTCATCTTCATTAGTATTTGTTGTATTGAATTCTACTAATCTACCCTCTAAATTTTGCATATGGTGTATCATCTCATGAGCAAATGATCTCATAACATCTTTTGGGTGTCTGCCTTCTGTGTAAATGGCAACTTCTTTTAATGTCGGGCTATAGTATGCAGTTCTACCAAAGAAGTTTAAAGATTCTGCTAAATCTTTCTTAATTTTAATCTCAGGTAAAGGTGTAATTTTCATTCCCTGATCAATCATGTGTTCTAAAATAGACGCCATATATGAGGTATAATCAAATCCAGGGGCATCACCTTCTTGCTTGACTCTGATTTCTATGTGATCGGTATTATATGTTACATGGTACTCTTGATCTCCAAGAAGTCTTCTGAGTTTTGTATATGTATCTTGTAGATTAGTTCTATCTAAGGATCTCATAGTACCTTTTGGAGCAATTGCTGTTCCAGATGAACCTTCTTCTACTTCAAATAAATTATCCATTACGTTGTTAATGTTATTTAACATCGTTTCAGCAATAATACTCTGTTTAAGTATCTTCATAATATGTAATATTTCTTCTCTCGAAAGTTCTTTTGGAAAAAAATCTATAACTGCATCTAAACTTCCTGTTAATATAGTTTTTCTAAAATCAGTAGCTCTGATTTGATTACCTTGTGCCGGGACAGCAAGTCCGTCTACATTTGGTCTATTTTTAAAAGTAGAAACTCTTCTCAAATCTACAGCATCTTCTTCTCCTCTAACACCTGTTACAGCATAAAATTTCTGATCAGGGTGTTCCTTAGCGTAGTCTTTTGCTGCAGACATTGGATTTTTACTTCCTATTATTATTTCTACTTTAGATAGGTACTTATTGTATATATCCCAAACAGTTTTTGATTCTTCTTTAGTAATTCCGTTTCGTTCACCTCCTCCTAAAAATATAATAACTTTATTTATAGGTTCTACTTTATCTCTTTCACCTTTTAGAACTCTACCTAAAGCATCTTGAGCAGTATCTATATCATATACTACTCCTCTATGATTACCTTTTATTAAACTTTTTATAAGTTCAAAGTGACCGCGGTGGGGTGGTTTAAATGCTCCTGGATATAATACTGTGGCCATTATGTAAGAAATGTTTGCACTGCAGAATCAATCTCAGAGGGTGTAGAATGTTTAAGTAATTCTTGAAACTCAGAAGAAAACAACATTTCTCCGATATTATCTAAAACTTCTTTTTCTCTTTGATTCTGCTTATCCCTATTCTCTCTATACTTTTTTATGGAGTCTTTTAACTTATCAGCCCCAGGTCCTGCTCCGTTCTTTTGGTATGCCTTTATAAAAGCGTTCTTTATAGCCCTGTCCTCTCCGTATGAACCTTTATCGTAATCTATGCCTTGGGCTGCCTTATTAAATTCTTGCTCATCTTCTTTAGACATTTCAATAGGTTTTCTAAAAGAAGATGCCCCAATGTCGTTCTGTTTGTTATAGGAAGCTAAGTAGTCTGCTATACCAGATGCTCCGTTTTTTGCTGCTGTGTTAAAAGCTTCTATTTCTTTACCGTACTTCCCATCCCTATCGTTAATAAATATAGATAAGTTACCACCAGTCATTTTGGAGTAGTCGGAGATAAGCTGGTATACGTTACGCCAAGTTGAGAATACAGCCGATGCTGGTACATTTCTTTCTCTAGATTGAAAATTTGAAATATATGATATCATAGGGTGTGTGTATACCATCACCATATAGACATCGTAACCTGCTTTTATTATATCTTTAACCTTTGAAGAATTAGATGCTGTAGTATCCCAAACAAAGCTAGTTTTATTCTCTATAGCTTGTAATACATCTTTATTTGTTTGAGCTGTAGCTGCTGATAAATTATTATGAGCAGGGCTGTTTGGATCTTCTATATATTTATCTGGGTTAAATTGTTCAAGGCTTCCTAAATCTAATTGTTTTAGAAGGTACGATTTACCTGAACCGGCACCTCCTGCCATAATTACAGCTTTTGGTTTTTGTGTAGCTTCTAAAAGCACTCTAATTAGTTTCATAGTTTTAAGGTTGTTGGGTAACTATTATAAATAGGTTCGGTTGTTGGGTTCTCCAGTCTATAAAGCTTGTATATAGTTTGAAATAAATCAAAGTTATAATCTATGTTGTCTGTAACTTTAATCTGCCATCCTTTTCCTTGGTAAACTCCTTCTTTTTTAGAATTTGATCTAGTATTTGCTTTTAACCATATAATGCCGGTTCTGTCTATTTTTTGATTTTTAACTTCTACCATTGCTTTAGCATATGCTGCAAGCTGTAAATCGTAAGAACGGTGTAAAGCATTTGAAGTTTTTAAATCCAGTAGCCATATTTCACCATCCATCTTAACAACCAAGTCGGCTGTACCTGCATATTTGTGTTCATCAGACCAGACAAACTGTTCGGTAGAAATTAGTTCCGGTTTATGTGTGGTCCAAAAATCATAAAACTTAAGTATCATTTCCCAAACTATTTGAGAATACTTAGCCTTACCGAAATCATCCATCCAGGAAACTTCTTCGCCTAAAACTAGTTTTTCAGCTGCTTCGTGAACTTGAGTACCTTCTTTACCTGCTTTTATTAAAATTAGATCGGCGTTATGCCCAACATCCTTTAACCAGTTGTCAAAGAACTTATTTTTGGGCATATACTGGAGTATAGTAGTTACGGATGGATAGTATACTCCGTCCGATCTTTTATAGACTCTTCTGTCTAGAAAATTAATCTGTTTTAAATCCGGATTAAATTCTAATCGTTTTCTAGAATTCTCTTTTAAAATATTAGTACCTTGTCTTATCATATAGCATAAATCTTATGTTGCATCAAGGTAGTTAAATCTAACTCCTGAGCTGATTGAATATATTTAGTAAAGGCTTGAAAGCCCATCTCACTTGGATCTTTTTCATCTAATTCAACTAGGTAGACCCTTTTGCCTAATTTTATAAATTGTTCACAGTATTGTATAGCTTTTTTAAATGCATCTTTGTCTAATGCAATGTATATGTCTTCTACTCCTGAGACTATAATTCTCTTTAGTAACGCTTTGGAGATAGATTTTCCTAGTACAGGAACAGCATTTCTTCTAATAGCGATAGCATCAAATACTCCTTCACATATTATTATAGGCTGGTTCCAGTTAATTAGGTTTTCAAAGAAGACTATGTCTTTTGATGTTTCTGGGTTTTTGTATTTAAAGTAGCTGCTATCATAGCTTCTTGCAACAAAGAAATTGAGTTGATTGGATGAAGTATAACTTGGAAATATAATTCGTCCTCCATATTCTCCAGTTGTACAGTATCCAATACTATATTTAATAAAATCATTGTCGTTAAGTCCTCTGTCATATAAGTACTTTTTTACGTTTCTTACAATATAGGATGTAGTTGATGCATTCCAGAGGGGTTGGTATTCTTTTGGAAGTTCAACAATAGTTACAGGATTGTAATCTATATAGGATCCTTTAGGGATATATTTTAAAATTTCTTGTGATTGGTCGGAAGGGATTCTTAATTGCTTCAGGAAAGACCTAATAGTCTTACCTTTGGTTTCACAAACCCAGCACTCCCAAGGATTGAAGCCTTCACTGTTAGGAGCCATATTGATCTCTAACTTAGGCTTACGGTGATTGCAAAAAGGACAATGGAAAGCATAATTATCTCTTGCTCTCTTTTGACCCTTGCCCAGTATGCCTTCAATAGAGCCTAGTAAAAATGTATAATCCATATAAAAGTCCGTAACTAATACTTAAATATACGAACTTTTATTCAGAAAAGCAACTAAATGTTACTTATACATCAACCATCTTTAAGTTACCTGTTATAGGGTCAATCATTATGTTGTCCCCAATAAAATCAAGTTCCTCTGAGTCTATCCCGTATTTTTCTGCTTCTTGTTCTGCAGCTTGTATAAATTTTTGAGGTACTTCACCTTTAAATTCTTCTAGGTCTTCCATTGTAATAACAGCAAGGCGATCGTTTATCACCCTTATATCGTAAATATAAACAAAATTATTTGTTTTTTTACCTTTTAAAAGTTTTACGTGAAGTATTTCATCAGAGTCTGATGTGATTTTTACTATTTTATCTCCAAGTTTAAATACTTTTCCATAGTCTCCTTGGCCAATAAATGTTGCTCCTTGGTCTTTTAACTTAGAAACCTCCTGATTAAACTCAGGAGTAGCATCGAGAACTTCGTTAAGGAGTATGTTTAAAAGTTTCATTAGCTTACATCCATTGCATCGTCAAAGTCTGCTTGGATACCTTTTGATTCAAGCTGTGATACTATCTTGCTTAGTTTTTCTTCATCATACCTCATATCAATTTCTCCATTTATTTCAAGCATGTTTAACAATTTGTTTGCTTCGTCTATCCAAAGTTTACTGCGGTTGAGTATAGGGGCTGAAGATCCTTCTTTTTTATAATGAACGTATGTGCCGTAGTATTTTCCTGAGTCAGTGTATGATATACTGATGCTTTCAATACTTTTTAGAGATGAGTTATTTTTTGATGCTTCGTTAATGCCGAGATGATTATGAAGATCTTTCATAAAAGGATCAATATTATGTGAACCATACTGATCAAGTATAATTATAGAAACAGCTTTAGCGAAGTCACCGTAGCTCATATTTTCATCTACACTGTTAATTGCTGCGTCAATTGCTTTAGCAGCTGCTTGAGCAACAGGTTCTTCTAGTAATATTTTTGATAGTTTTATCATTTGCCTTGGCCCACATAGGGTTTTTTATAGTTCTTACCGGTCTTGTGTACAGAAATTTTAGTTTTTGCGTGTACTCCCGGTCTTTTTTTTCTTTCTGTACGTAAAAAATTACCTCCTGCTGTAGCTTTTGCCATTTTTAATTTACTTTTATTACTTTTAATTTTAAATCACCAGTTCCTTTTATTAAACGGTGATACGTTTCTTTGGGTATAAATAGTTTCTCCTTATTTAGGGTAGTAGGAGTTTTATTATCTAATTGAAATTTCCAATCAGTATTGTCTAACGATTTAATCCATCTATCTTCTCTATCTCTATGCCAAACAAATTCGGCACTGGGGGACGCAGCTAGGAAAGTTCTAATGTCTTCCTGTTCTATATACGGTCTAGCCATTTATTTTATCACCAATATCCTGAGAAGTTAGCACTTCCACCGAGGGATTTCCAATACCGGCCTATATTACATGACCAGTAACCTGCTTTAGTTTTATCCTTTTTAGTAGAGCATTTATGGCGTGCGGCAAAAGATGCTCTGGCGCCTGGTTGTTTAAATTTTACAGAAAGATTAGTGTCACCGAAAGAAACTTTTTTAACATTACCTGTTTTTGGATTCTTAACATAAACGTAAAACTTTTTAGAACCTCCACGTTTTGGTTTGTTTAGTTGTACTTTTTTTCCTTTGTACTCTAATTCTGCTATATAGTCGACTGATGCTTTTATCATATCGTAACCGTTATAGTCAAGCTCTTCTTTGTTTAGGGAAACAGCTTGTCTGAACTTATCCATATTTATCTTTGCACCTATAGACTCTACTAGTTCTTTGATTTCTTCAAAGTTAATTAATTCATCTAAAGAAGCACCTTCGTCTAAAAGAGCTTCATTTTCCATCATTTCATCAATATATGCTCCGATTTCAAATAAAGGATTATACTTTGATGATGCCATTGGAAGATCTAAAGGAACTCTCATACCATTATAATCTCCGTATTCACCAATGTCTGTTGTCTCTAGAAGCTCTCTATCCTCTTCTTCTAACTCTATATCCCTGTCGCTAAGGGCTTCTCTTGCTTCTTTAAACAACTGTATAAAGGCTTCAGAGCTATAACGGTAGACATGCTCATGTAAAGAGAGTTTGTTGTCTAAGTGGTACTTTAGAGAGGGGTATCCGATTACGTCTTTAAGTTTGATCATTGTGTAAAATCTTTACGGTAAAATTTACCTAAAATATTATCATTAATATAAAGGTCTGGTTTTTCTAGAACTTCGTATATAAATAGGTATTTACATTCAAAGTAAGTTAAAAGCTTTTTATTGGGTACATATTGTATTATTTCTCTTTCAAATTCAGATTGTTTACCTTCTTTTACTAAAGATAAGATATCTTTATGTGAACCGTAATACTTAAGCCAATCTGATTCTTTAATTATTTTACGTTTACGTTTTGTTCCTTTTAGAGGAGGAAGAGTTCTATTAAATTGTAGTACCTTCCTACCAATATACTGTTTACCGGTTGGTGGGTGTATTACTTTATAAATAAACCCGTAAGTATTTTCGGGCATATCTTGAATACTCTCTACAACCTTATCCTTATACAACCACATAACTTTTTAATTTTCTATTTTACTACTTTAATTTTATAAGAAGTTCTGTTAAGCGTCTTCTATCTCAAGCACACCTATGGTTGCCGAAGCAGCTTGTCCCCAATAGAAGGTTCTTCCTTTTGCGGAACCAATATTAAATGTAACTCTATACTTATCATTATATTCTTCGGTTCCTACACCATTGTAGTTATTAGTACCGTCAGTTATTTTTAAACTACTAAATCCATCAATACCTCCGGTCGGAGTATTATTACCTTGAATTATAAAATATATTTCCGATAATGATGAAGTACCACTCATATTAAGAGGTTGTGAATTAGTGTTACCGGAAGTAGTATTAGTGTTTGCATAGTTAACTTGGTTATCAGTAATAGAGAATATTCCAGAAGTACTTGACAATGTTAAGCTCCATAAACTGCCACCCCCTAAATTTAACATAGGGTATATTGGTGCAGCTCCATTAACGCCGTTACCAAATGTATTAGTTGTAGCAGTAGGAGTAGGCGTAGGAGTTGGAGTTGGAGTTGGAGTAGGAGTAGGTCCGGCTGCTACAGGGTAATTCCTATACTGTAAAGAAGCAGAAACATCTGAAAGACTGCTTATTGTACCGGAATAAGTAGAATCAAATAGAGATGCGGTAGATGCAGCTATTAAATCTTCAAATGTAGTTATACTTGATACATTACTACCGCCGGCTTCTATGGCGCCTGCTATCGAAGCAGTAGTAGCAGTGCCGAACATATTAAAATCACCTGATGTAGGAACTCCCATTTTATTTTAATTTTTCTTCTATAGCTTTGAGTCTTACTTCTAATTCTAATATAGCCTTATGCATATGAGCTAATATTGGCCTATCATTCATAGTTAAATATCCTTGATCATCTTCCATGACAGAATAAGGTATAACCTCTTGTACTTCTTGAGCTATAAATCCAGCATCTTGTTTATCATCTTTTATGTATTCGTAGGAAGTAAATTGTTTTAATACACTCAGTCCATCTTTTATAGGTTCAATATCTGATTTTAATCTTCTATCTGATGTTGTTATAAAGTTTGCTGCAGTTATAGAGTAATAACCAGTGCTAGAGGCTCCGGCAAAAATACCAGTAGTCTTAAATGCCATTGCTACTTTCTCGGCATTAGATGCACCTCTGGATGTTATATATAAGCTCTTATGGCCGTCTGCTTCAAGTCCACCGAAAAGTATTTCACTCTCTTGAGTCCCAGCGCTTCGATTCCAACCTATATGCACTCCTGTGGCAACAGGTGGTGCTGAACCTTGAACATTAGATGCAAATGATGCCCAGCCTCCGTGTACAGAAAGTCCGGAATTAGATAAAGCAGAGCCAGTGCCAAAGTGAGCTGAGTCGGTTGTTGTATTACCTAAAGTAGTCGTCTGTTGAAGAGTTCCAAAACCAGTGTCTGTGTCTGTCCAAGGAACATTTATAACACCTTGATTTGCAGAGTTTAATTGTAAACCGTAAGTTCTACTAGCGGTAGCTGTGACTGCGTTTGCTGCTACTGATTGATCAGTATTACTAAATAATTCTACTAGACCTAGAGCAGTGTCCGTTGCTACACTATATGTTGTATCGGTCCAAGGAACATTTATAACACCTTGATTTGCAGAGTTTAATTGTAAACCGTAAGTTCTACTAGATGTAGTTGACACTGTATTGGCTGCTACTGATTGATCTGTATCACTAAATAATTCTACTAAACCTAGAGTAGTGTCTGTTGCTACACTATATGTTGTGTCTTGTGAAGCAATTGTGATTGTATCAGTAGAATCATCTGTAGTAATTGTTACATTAGTTCCTCCTACCAGAGTTAAAGTATCATCATTAATTTCAGATGTTACTGTAGTTTGACCGGCAACGGCTATATTTTTAAATATATTTTGAGATGAACCTGCATCAGTATTTGTAATAGTTACTGCTCCGGTTGCTGATACGTTAGAGCTTAAACCTGTATTTGTAGTTAGTGCAGTAACACCTGTATTTGTAATAGTGACATCTCCGGTTGCTGATACGTTAGAACTTAAACCTGTATGTGTAGTTAGTGAAGATACAGTATCGAATGGTGTTTCTAGTAATATGAAATCGGCCATTGTACCTGCAGCTCCAGATGAACGCATATAAGTTTTACTTTCATCTGTTCTTACAACTACATCTCCTTCTTGGGTTGTTAATGCTAATTGTGCAGCTTCATTTGCGGCAGTAAATACACTTGTTAATGATAGGGAAGTCGCTGATATGGTTATTGTATCGCCGGCGGTGCCGATGTTTATTCCAGTTCCTCCGGCTATAGTAACATCATCAGTCGTTGAGTCACTTCCAGTTAATCTTATTTTACCGTTACTAACGGCAGAAACACCGTATGTAGTATCTGCAGGTAGAGTTACTGTTTTAACATTTACAGCAGTAATATGGCCTTCTGCTGATGAAGTAACACTATCAACTATGGCAATAGTTCCTTCAGCAGTTGCAGTTTGTGTATCTGTTGTATCTGTTCTAGTTACACTATCGTGAGTTATTGTTATAGTATCCGTATCACTCGAAAGTGTTGATATAGGACCAGTTGCTAGTAGACTTAATGTATCTCCACTAGATATTGTTTTTGTACCGGCGTTATCGCCTTTTACACTAAAGCTGTATATATCAGGAAGAGTTACTGTTTTTGTATTAACTTCGGTGATATGTCCTTCGGCAGAAGATGTAATACCGTCTACCACAGTAAATGTACCTCCATGGGAGGGCGAGGTAACACTAGTCGTATTAGTTCTAGATACACTATTATGAGTTATAGTAACAGTATCAGCATCTGTGGTAGTTGAGGTTATAAGAGTTGAGTTAGCTAAAAGTACCCTATCGCTGTATAACTCTGCACTATTATCTGGATTTCCGTCTACAGTAAGCCAGGATCCTTGGGCTGAGACATGAGCTAGTGCTGCAATTTCATGACCAGGTAATGGTATGGAATGAGTTATGGCAGTTGGGGTGCTCCCGGATCCTTCAGAAAATAGAGAAAGAATGCCGCTGCTAATAGAACTCGATACATATAATGTAGCGAAGTTTGTATCCATCTCTACATGAGATAGAGGTGATCCTTTTGTATTTCTAAAAATAATTGCCATCTTAAATATCTAATTTAACTTGTATTGTCATTTCTGTATTTGCAGATTTAGGTAAAGGCTGTGAAAGCTTTCCTACTGCTATTAATTGATTTGCGTCATTATATAATCCTACTGTAGTAACATAAGGTTGAAAAGCGGACCCTGTTATATTGTTGGCTAACTCACCACTTTGGTTAACAAAATTTCCTATATCACTTACAGTTACTGTTTTGTTTTTCTGTGCAGTTGGATTGAATGTATGATTAAACTCATAATCACTAATTTTAATATTGAAATTATGTGTATAAATAGGTAGGTTTGATTTGTAGCTAAACTGGTGATCTGGTTCACCGGTGTAATATGAAATCAAACTTGGATCTGTTATTACTACCTGCCCGTGAGAATAAACTACATTTCCAATAATTGGATTAGAAAGATGTCTTTCTCTCAACACTCCTTCTCCATCATCAATCATAAGTTTTGTTCTCTCTACATAATCATTTTCGTATGAAGGAACATAATCTTCTTGGTCTGTAATATAACCAACTCCTCCTAAATTGAAAGTTGCTGGCTCTATATGAGTGCCTATTTTATTTCTAGGTATAGAATAAACTATCGCTGAGGAGGATAAAAATCTAGATGCTGAGGTAAAAGAGGATTCTAGGTGATTATCAAAAGAACCAGTCTCTATTATACTTCCTGAGCCAGAATCAAAATTAGTATAGTATAATTGCTTTATGCTGCTGTGTACCAGCTTACTGTAACTACCGCTATCTAAGGCTAGATCTCCGGTGTACTTAGTATCTTTGTCTATTATGTAATCTTCAATGGCAGACTGGTCGTTTGCCGGGAGCATCTTCACACCGCTGTTGTGTGCTTGAATAGTCCATAGTTTACGCGCTACATAGGTAGAAACGAAAACATCTTGTTGATTTAATTTTTTCCAGACGCTCATTCATTAATAATCAAGCTTAATTCGTATTAAAGCTTCTTTAGTAAAATCTTTTAAAAGAGGTGATGACAGTTTACTTATAGCAATAAGATCGTTATTATCGTTATATAGACCTACCGAGGTTACATATGATTGAGGTGAGTCGATCATTATGCTGTGTCTCAATTCTCCTGATCCTGTGATGTTAGAGGGGTTTGTTGAATAATTGAATTCACTATTTCTTGCTCTAACAAAAACGTAGTTAGATGATAAAGTTTCTTCTGATCTAAGAGTAAAGTTTGAACCGCTGTTTAACCCTCTGTAAAGACTATTCATATTTGCGGTGGTAGGTGCTATTCCAGTATCAATAGCAGTTACAAAATTATGACCGTGTTTACGTAATTGATCTCCACTTAATACAATCAATCCGATATCTGGAAACAATTTTCCGTATTCAATAGCATTAGATGTTACGACTCCGTTTGATCCAGCGTAAATAGGGTATACTCGTCCTCCATCTGTAAATGTATCTACTGAGGATGTTAGGCTATTATCTGTTAGTGCTAAAGTGTTTCCGCCGTCCTTTCCTTTTAACGAAAGTGATAATGAACCGGGTAGTATTTTCTCTTTAAATCTT